GCCAGCGTGATGGCCGCCTGAGCGGCAACGGCGTGCGCGTAGGTCGTAGCGCCGATGCGCAAGTTTTCGCCAGCAGTAAAAGTTCCGGTGACGGAACTGAACACCAGGTAGCCGGCAGCGGTGTTGCTGGTCCAAATGCCGGATGCGTAGACCACGCGTTTGACCACGGCCGACGCGCCACTTGATTGGCCGACCAGGGTCATGCCTTCGGTGATTTCGATAGAACCGGTATTGAAGCCCATCTCATAGCCAAGAGGGACCAAGGTCCAGCCGCCGGACGTCGACTTGTAAATGGCCATGGCTGTGCCGCCGGCGTTGTTGCGCCAGGCATAGGTCACGCCCTTGTAGTAAACGACGCCTCGGATTGGGCCGCTGCCGGGCACGGCTGCAATGTCAGCCCGGTAAACGTCGGCCGCCAAGTTCAGGTACGTTGCGGAATCTTTGTTGGTCGTGGTAACCGCGCCGCCCAAAGCAGTGACCGTGCCTTTGGCCACGCCGCCGACTCGAATGGTCTCGCCAACGGTAAACACGCCCGTGGCCTTGGTAAGGACCAGCTGGCCCGTACTGGCCACGATGACATAGCCGGTTGCGCCGGAGGTTGCACCAACAATCGTATTGCCGACGTTCACGGCCGCAGACAAGCTGACCGTCAATATGCTGTACAGGGCGTCAGAAGGGTTGGGCCGGCCATCGAAGCGTTCGTAACCTGCAATGCGGGTGTAGCCGCCGGTGATCGACGCCTCAAAGTTGAGTGCGTCACGGGCGACCCCGGGGGCCAAAGAAAGTGTGGGGGTGACCAGATCGAGACCGCCCGCCATGCGGATGATGTCGTACTTGACCTGGGCCATTGAAGGAGCTGCCATGTCGGTCTCCTTTAAGCCAATGGTGGTCCGCTGACGATAGTCGGCAGCTGGTCGATTTCCATGCGTGAATACTGTCGCCGGTATTCAAAATCGCCACGCGACAAAACTTCTGGTGCCGATTCGTAGCCGCCGTAATACATCATGGCTCGGTAAACGATCATCATGTGGTAGCGGGAGGGGATGAGGGGCACGTCAGTGTCAGCAACCAGATCGACAGGCTGTGTGTAGTATTCGCCATCAATGACGTAGGCCAGGTTGGGAATTGCGCCAAAAGCAAGATCTTTGTTTGGCATGATTGACACGACCACGGGGCGGGCATACGTCTGGCGCATGTTGGCGTACTGGTACAAGTTCCTGTACGTCGTCCACTCCATGAAGTTCATGAGCTGTTCGTCTTTGTGGTCAAAGCCCACGGTTGAACAACGAAAGCTGTCACGTTTCCAATTGCCAAAGTCTGAGAGCCCGGCAGCGGTTGCCGAGTATTGCCAGACGTTAGAAGTGGTGCTAAAGAAAAAAGAGTTGCGCATGAACAGCCAATCCTCTTTCGAGGTTTGGATGTCGATCCAGGCTTGTTTAACCCAGGCCGCCATGCGTAAAGATTCGCCGCTCAGGTTCTGCGCTGTAGACAGCGCAGGACCGGATACGCCGCACTCTACGCGGGCTTGGTTTACAAGTTGAAGGAGGTTCATGCGCGACCTTTAATTACGCGGGTTCAGCCAAGACGTTTTGCAACCAAGCGCGACCGCGCGGGTTGGCATCGTCAACCAAGTCAAACGGGTACGACAAACCATGGCGCGCGACCAGATCGATCTGATCAGGTGCGGATGGGTTGCGCGTCACTTGCGAATACTTGGTTTCTTTCATGCGGGCCAGGATTTCAACGTACTTGCGGCGGACCTTTGTGGGGTATCCGCGCATGATCGGTTGATTCATGCCGTTGCAGTTGACGATCACTTGCGGAGGCTGGTTTTCGTCGGTGGTCGAATGGACCATGACTGTCACCAACTCGTTCATAAAAGCTTCACTCGCGGCAAGGCTACGAAAATCTTGAGACTCAGAAACCGTTTCCACGATCTCCGCGTTATCAACAATTTCCATGCCTTGGATTACATCTTTTTTTGCCATCTCAGTTTCTCCAGGGGTTTAAAAATCGGTGTGCCAAAAAGCCGGGGGCCCGAAGGCCCCCAGCAAAACTCTCAGGAAGAGAGGATGGCAACTTACTGTGCAGAACCGGGCATGTCCATGCAGTCAAAGTACGTGGCAGTGTTGCCGGTACCCAATGCAGTGGTGCCTGGTGTAAATACTGCAGTGGTGGAGACCTTGATCAGGCCCACCAAAGTCGTACCGCCGGCAGCTTGGCCAGGAACTGGGCAAGTGTCGGACGAAGAGTTGATCGGACCTTGTGTGGTCGTCACAGTGCCGGCGGCGTTAATCCAAACGCCAAACAGGCAAGCCTGGTTTGCAGCCAAGGCGGTGTGGCCAGAGCTGAAAGTCAAGTTGTCAGTTGCAGACTTCGACTTAAAAACACCGTTGTTGGTGAAAGTCAAAGTGTTGACAGTTTTGAAAGTACCAGTGTTGGTACCACCAGCCAAACCAGCTGCGGTCAGCGAGAGAAAGCCGCTGTTTGCTTGTTCAATGTTGTATGACATGGAAAGATTCCTTATGCAAGAGTGTTGAGGGTGCCCATGGTGGACGCGTTGGCGACACCAGATGTACCCGAACCGGTTGTGATACCGCCGTGGGTGTGAGCGTTGAGAGCGGTGCGAAGAGCGGCAAGGTCAGTAAGAACCGATTGCATGAGTTGATACAACTCACCGGCAGTCAGGTCATCGGGCATTGCGTTCGTGCGAACTACGATACTTTCGGACATAGTGTTTTCCTTTTGTTAGACGGGGCCAAGTTGCCTCAGCCCCTGGTCATTACAGAGCGGTCACACCGGCTTCGATACGGGCCATCCAAGCGTCGTTCAAACGCACGGTAGCAAACCAGGTCGAAGCGCCCACGTAGCCGAATTGGCCCAATGGGTTAGCGTGGTTGGTCTGCGATGCTTTCAGCACCACAGGCTTGATGGCAGACATGCCCTTCAAGGCAACCTGGCCCCAAGCGTCTTCACCGATAACGATGAAGGGGTACACGTCGACGTTGGAAGCACCAACAGACAACATGCCGCTCGAACCGACGCTGGCGCCGGCAGCTGCAAAGGACTTCAACAGCGGAGAGCTGACGAAGCGGAAGTCTTCACAAGCACCGATCTCACGATCGTGGATTGGCTTGAACGAACCGTACTCTTCCACGCGGGTGAAGCCTGGCAGGTTACGAACGTCAGACACAGCGTCAGTGTGGCAGAACACCACATAGGCTGGCTGGACAGCGCGTGTACCGAAGTTCACGCCAGGAGCCAAGCGGCTGGTCACGCGGCGGGCACGGTTGGATTCCAACGTACGGGCTGCTTTACGAATGGCGTTCAAGCTGATCGCGGTGTTCACAGCAGAACGGCTAGAGCCGTTTGTGTAGATCACAGTCGAGCCGGCTTTCAACACACCATAGCGAACCAATTCCATCACTTCAGCCAGGGTCTCGCCAGTCAGCTTGACCATCTCGCCGGGGATGTCATCTTCGTACAGTTGCTCGGTTTTCGAGCTGTACTTGAACAACACACCGTATTGCTGCAACTGAACAGACACGTCCTGGAAGGAGATGGTGTTCGAGTTTGGTGTCACACCTTCGGCCAACACGAAGTCGGTTGCGGTGATGTTTGGAGTGCCAGCATAACGTGTGCTGTTCTCAATTGTGGTGCCAGCAGTTGTGGCGCCGAATGGCAGAGTACGACGGAACACCAAGGTGTCTGTCGAGTTCTGAGGCATCTCGCGCTGGGTACCGAAGTCGCCCAGAACAGTGATGGGTTGTGCGTGCTCAAGCATACCTTGGGCAGCGCGAATCAGATTTCGCGATGCTACGGTGCCGTAATTTTGGATTGACATGGTCAATATTCCTTTTCAAAGATTAATTTCAGTAGCCCCGATCCGCGAGTTGTTTCTCACGTTTCTGGGCTTCGTAGTTCCACAGTTCTTCTGGGGACATGTCACCGATGGTTTTAGGTGGCGGTGTCTGCCCAGGTCGAGATGTCGCGGCCGCAGCGAGACGTGCTCCCCGCTCTTGCTTGATGTCCGAAGCAGGTTTTGCTTTCACGCTGTTGAACAAGTCCAACATCTTGATCGCATCACGCGCTGCCGAGCTGTCGGCTAAGGCTTTTACGTCAGCAGGTTGGATCGCGTACCACTGTGCGAAGTCCGGTGAATTCACCGTGTCACGCCAGTTTTCGTGTCTACCTTCGACGCGTGCCTCTTCGATGGCTGCTTTCATCTGCGCCCGCTCAGCAGCGAGTTGCTCTTGAACGTAGTCCACGACTTGCATCGCTTGAACGCCACTTTGCATACCGCTGAGTTTCGCGCCGACGTATTCCTCCATCGCGCCAGCCCACTCGGGGAAATCTTGCTTGAGCTGCTCCCACTTCTCGGGGTTCTTGGCCGCCGCAGCGATAGCTCCTTGCGAAGGCGCGTCATTTGGGTTGACCATGGTCGACGCCTGACGCGCTTGCTGGAACTCTCGCTGCATGGCAGCCACGCGACCCTCAGCAGTCTTTACGTGGTGCAGCAGTTGAGCATTGGCAGTTTCCAATTCAGTGATCTTGCCAAGGGCAATACGCACTTCT